GGGCAGAGGGTTTGCGGTGGTGGCGGACGAGGTTCGACATCTGGCTGATGCCGTGCGCGAAAAATCCGCGACTTGACGTGAGATAAATAGCCTCACGTTCTTTTGCACCAGTTGCAACAGAATATCAAAACAGGCCGACTTGTTCGGCCTGTAGCTCCCAACTGACGACCAGCTCCCTTCGATCCCTTTGCATCCACCGGCCATGTATTGAACATCGGTTGCCCCATGTACTCAGTGGGTCCTACTGATTCAAAGCGATGCTGTCAGCCATGATGGGATGACAGGACGATATTCAGCCAACGGGAACTCTCCATTTTCCGGCCAGTCGCGCAGCTGCCGCCGGTACAGCTGTAAGGCGGTGTATTGCTCGGAACTGAGCGTGGTCGCGGCACCTTCCTCCAGCTCGTCGCGGTGCCGGGTCACGACACCATCGGTCTCCGATAACAGCGTGTCACGCCAGGCGCGCTCAGTGGTGGTCTGCTCCTCCAGAGATGGTGGAGGTGGATCAATCAGCACTGGGTAGCCATCCGCGTCCGGATAGACCACCTTGTTATCAGCTCGGGGCGCCGCTAACTCGGCATACCGCTCATCCGTAAGCTTTTTTGCACCCTCTGGAATTGTGCAATCAGGGCTACCGATTTCACCGTGGGAATCAGTATTAAAAAACCCACCCCGCGTTTCGTTGACGCGACAGTAATACCAAGCCATTGATTAATACCCCACAGCAATATAATCGTATTGATAGTTGGCATTGGCGCCCCTTAAAACCGTTGCGCCCGTCCTATCTTTCCCTTGATGTTTGTATTCCGCCGTCGCCCCGGTCGCCCCGGTAAATACCAGGGCGACACAGGCCACCGGGAAGGCAGAGGGAAGCGTCAAAGGAATTGAGGCAGCCGTCGAGGAGTTGCTGACACTGCCCACTTTGATCGATAGGCCGGGGAGTTGCTGGCTTGAAAACGTCGCCCCAAGTAAAGCAGCGAATTCGGCGTTTGCCACCAGACCATTTGTAGACGATGTGACCTGCCAAAGATTGGAGCCGATCACCACCAGTCTCAGGCTTTGCCCCGCAAGAATCGTCAAAGAACTAACGGCCACGGCCGCGCTATTAAGCGATGCGCCAGCGCCCGGCGCTATCACCATCGAGCCACTTGTCGAGAAAATTTCAATCGCGACCCCTTGTGTGAGCCCCAGGCTCCCGGGCGTCGGAAGCGTGAATGTCAGTCCGGTACCAGACACCCACAAAAGCTTTCCGGCATCCGCCACCGTGACGGAGCGAGAGGCCGCTATCGCGCCAAAACCGCTATAGCTGCCCAGCGCGCGCTGCACATGCCCGGTAGTTGCTATCGACGTGTCATCGTCGAACTGTGCTGGCGTCGGGGCCTTGGGATCACCGGTGAAGGTCGGGGATGCCAAGGCGGCGGCACCTAGGGTAGTACGCGCCGCTGCGGCATCGGCGTCATCCAGCAGCGAACGGATAAATGCCGATAGCCCCGTCATGGCGAAGGCATCCGGCCCTGTCGAGTAGATAATTTGGTTGGCCACTACGGACAGAGCTGCCAGTGCAGTCAAGGTGGCATCCGATGCTTGCTTGTTGATGCCCAGCTGTTCCTGTTGGGCTTTCAACCAGATGGTACGGTTTGCCAGCTGCTTGGCCTGCAGATTGTCGATGCCTTCCGGTCCACCCAACACGGGATCGGAGGTCTCCAACTGATAGATGCCAGCTGTCCATTCATTTGATTCGGGTAGATCGGCCATTAGCTGCTCCCATGGTTGTATTGGCCGTCACGGCGCGCAACACCGTTGTGCCGAATAGCGACCGACTGATAGTCGAGCGATACCAGGCGACAGCGAGCCGGTGCGACAGAAAGTAGAAGGCGACGAATGAACGCGGCCTGATCGTTGGTGATGGCGCGCTGAAGAAACACGCGATAAAGGGGCCATGCGGCAGGATTGCCATGGACGTGGTTCCCGTCCCTGATGATCGAACCGTCCCGCACCTGATTGTTCAACCCTTCCTGGAGCGTCACCTCGCCGAAGCCGAGCAAACGGATGACCTCACGGATTGCCCAGGGAGTGCCCTTATAACGATGGAGTTGGGCTGAACTCTTGATCAGGTTGCGTTTGGCATCCAGAGACTCGGCCAGCAACCAGGCTGCTTCGTCAACGAGGGAGAACTGATCGGCCAAAAAAGGCAGGAGCTGTGGCTTCACCAGGTCGACCAGGTAAACCAACATCGCGTTGATATCCAGGTTGTCGAACGTCTCGTCGAGCAACTCGCAGAGCAATGCGAAACGCTCATCACCGGCTAATGCTGGTGGCAGTTGTTGTTTAGCCATAAGCCACCCCTGCATCCTCCAGCAGGATCGTGGTGTTGTTCGCCCACTCATTGCTCAGCAGCTCGCGCAAAGCGTTAGGAAACTCCAGCTCTGCGCGATAGACGCCGTTCACCTGCAACAGCGCAGTGATTTGTTCCGGGACCAGATCACGGCCGAGGCCCGCACGGCGTTCAACTGCATACGCCTCGGCGGCTGCCTTGGCTGCATTCATCGCCTCAGTGCGATCTGCTGTGTCGTAAAAGGTGAGGCGCGCCTTAATTTGGTAAAGCACTTCGGTAGGTGCAATGGCGTGCACGGTGTCACATAGCGGGCGCAGTTTTTCGCCCGACACCTGGCTTTTGATCCGCTGCAGCAGGTCGGCCGTAGGCACACCGGTGTTGGTAAGCGGGAACAGAGCGACATGGCCATCGAGCTGACCATCGTCTGGCCCATGCACAGCGACATCGATGATCGACTGATGCACTGCCAGGGCGTGATATCGATAAGCACCACGGCTGCCGGCATTACTGTAGGCCTCCGGGGCCAGGATGATCCGCTCACGATAGCGGTCGTTATCTTCATCCTCGGCACCATCAGCGGTGATGCTTGTATTCGTCGCTGTTAGCCCAACTGCTGGTGGGTTACCGATGCTGCTGATCTGCCCAACGGCCCAGCCGTTGCCCACCACCCCGGCTGCAAGACAAGTCGAAGTGACACTAACCTGGGTTTGGCCAGCCGGAATGATGGCGTCCTGGTCCGTCAGAAAGGTGATCTTGGCGTCCTGGGTGCTGACCCGAGTGCCGGCACGAATCAGTAGAGGTTGCTGGACTGCGGCCGGCATGCTGAAGCGGATCGGGCAACGCGCTGGGCTGGCCAACAGCCGGGGGGTGGCAACAAGTTCGCCCAGGTAATCCAGGATAGGGTCATCCGCGAAACGCACCAGGAGCTGCTCGCCGGCATTTTGGATGGCCATGTCCGAGCGAGTCTTGGTGTAGGCGATCAGGTCGATAAAAAGCCGCTCGATTTGAGCGGGATACAGGGTTTTCCCCGATTTACCCTCATAGCGGGCAATCAGATCAGCCTCAGTCGCGGCCGGATCGATCTCCACAAAAACCGGTTTAGGCAGTTCGCGCATAGGGCACCTCGGTCAACTGTGCGACACCATCCGCAACACGCCACTGCACCCGCACTCTGATTCGCTCCCCTTCAATCAGCACCTGTACCTGCACGATTGAAATACGGGTTTCCCAACGACGAAGAGCGTCGACCGTTTCCCGCACCAGGTGCGGGGTCACTCGGTTGACAGGCCAGTCGATGTATAGATGTAGGTCACTGCCAAAGTCCGGCCGATGAGCGTCGGCGCCCTTGGGTGTGGTGAGGATGATGCGAATGGATTGGTCGATATCGCGCAGGCCCTCGACCACCTCCCCGGATGTTCCGAGGGCGGGCTGCCAGTGGGCGGCGGTGATGCTGGTGTAGGGAGTGGGCGTCGTCATGCACACATAGTGGGCATGTCGTCTACGATAGGCTTTTAATCAAGTTTAAAGAGACCAACAGCTGAGGAGGTTTTATGAGGTGGATTGAGCTTGAGAGCATCCCAGGAAAGAAAATGCCTCGCTGGCAACGATCAGCCGGGGTGGATGATGACGGGACTGTATATGCCCCGGCTGCGATGGCTGGTAATGAGCAAGCCATTATGCTTTGCGCTGGCTACGACGGTGTCACATTGGTGAGTTACCTCAACCATGTATTTGTTTCAACTGACTGGCTATCGAAGGAATACCCTCACCTTGAAGGCTTATGCGACGCCATAGTGAGGAAAGTGAATAGAATTGTGGACGAAGCCGCGAATGCCGAGAACGAAACAGAACCTGATGATTAATGACTGTGATGGTTCGAGTTTCCACCCACATCAATGACAACCCCTGTTGCGGTGACATAACCATTCACCTGCAGGTTGCCTGATAGAGACGATGGATAGGAGCGCTTATGGAACAGCAAATCACTTGGTTTATTGCCGGAATAGGTTTTTTCACCTTGTTAGGGATTTTTTGGAGAATGCAAGGAGGGTTCGGGCCGATGAACCTCCGAGCCGTAGGTATCGTCTTGATCGCAATTTTCAGCTCGTTGCTAGCGTTGGCGAGTACCAGCGACTTGAGTGCCGCGTTAGGCATATTGGGGGCGATTGCAGGATATCTATTCGGTACAACAACGGACGCAAAAGAAAAACCGTAGTCCCCGCACAGCAGGTCTAGTGACTGTGATGGTTCGAGTTTCCACCCGCATCCATGACCGTCCCTGTTGCATTGACATTGCCATTCACCTGCAGGTTGCCATTCAGGGTGACCTGCGGGATGTCCAAAGTCGCTGACGGCGCCTTCACCACCACGGGCTCACCTGCCTCAACTGTGATGTTCCGGCCACACTTCAAAAGCAAAGCCCCCACGCAATCCAGCGTCATCACCCCGGCCGCACGGTCGTAGGTGGAGACTGTCCCGTCGCTGAACCGTACATAGTCCGTGTCTGCATCGACCACGGGCGGCGGCTCGGCTGTTGAATAGATGCCGCCCAGGTAAACCCCACCCACGCCGTCAGAATCCAGCAGCACCGCGACCTGTTCGTTCAGCTCGGGCATCAATGGACGGCGCTGCGTGCCCTGAGTATTGCGCTGGGGCACGTTGAGCCAGTAGCTCTCAACGCCGTCACGGTCATCCAGGCGCACCCGGATGCGACAGGTCACGTAGTCCACGGCGCTGACTTCGCCATACTCCAGTTCAACGCCCATCAGGCCACCACCTCTTGTTGAATGCCGTAGGTCGACAGTGCCAGGTCAGGCTTGGTGCTGTCCTGAGTCATCGAGATCGAGGGCGCCGAGATGCGGCAAGTATCAAGGTCAACGGTGTAGCCGCCGCTACGGGTCATTTCGTGTCGGGATGAAGTGATCAGGTAGTTGCCGCCAAGCATGCCAGCCGCTGCCAGCGTTACGATATTGCCACTGACCAGGTTGGGTCGGCCCATAGCGGTCCAGGCGCCTGTTGTGCGGTCGCGGTTAGCTTTGGCCAGTTCGGCCTTGGCTTTCGCTTTGGACTCCTCGGCCGAGGCACTTCGCTGGCGCTTTTTCTTGGTGTCGCCGCTGGTCGTGGCCTTACTGGCACTGCTGGGCACGGCAACCGTTTCATCATTGACGATGGTGTAGGAGATCAGTTGTTTGGTGGCTGGCTCCTTGTGCTTGACCTCAACAGCTTTGGGCACTTCCCGGATCTGGTCACGCAGAGTGACGTTGGCCAGGTCGCCCAGAACCATGTTCGCTACTGGAACCCCCTTGACCAGCTCGCTGATGGCATGGAACACCATACGGTTGCCGGTCACCTTGAATGCATAGTCGTACTCTCCTGCCAGGTTGTGCAGGAACTCCAGGTCAGACTGCTGCTGCGTCAGCCGGTCGAGCTTGATCGGTTCGATACTGCCGATCAGCTCCAACCCCTGACGGGTGGCGATCTGCTTGGCCACGGCGTCCAGAGTGGTGTTTTCGTAGGCCTTGTGTTCAGGCGTGCGCAGTGGGCTGTTGATGCCGGTGCCCAGAGCACGGATCGTGACCGACGACGCCGGACAACGCAGCTCGATGCCATCGATCTCAAAACGGGCAACCGTGCGCAATGGTTGCCCCTCCCAGCCGATAGACAACGCCAGGCTATCGCCGTGTCCTGGATACCAGGCATCGCGCCATTTGCCTTCGGAGTCCTCCAGTTCGACATCCAAGCTGTCGGCCTGACCAAACAAGAAGTCCATGTAGGTCAGGGATAAGAGGTGTTCGCTGATGTTACGGGTGATATTGCGCTGCTGGTAAGTCAGCACGAAGCGCGCCTCGGGCACCTGCTCGGGAATCATCGCATCCATGGAGGCAGATCCTCGGTTGTGGTCACGGGCTCAAGCATCGGGATGGCCAGGGTCAGCCCGGCCGGCAAGGCTGCAGTGAGCGGCACATGCCTGTTGGCCTCAACGATTGGGGAATACCGGTGAGCATCGCCGTAGTACTGCCAGGCCAACTGGTCCCAGCGTTCACCTTCAGTCGTGACATGGATAAGAAACATCAGGCTTTCCTCGTCAGGACGTCTGCCGCCAAGCTCGCCAGGCGCGTGCTGGCACCGTCTATCGTAGTGAGTGCCTGGTCAAGCGACTCACGGGACGCGGTGAAGCGATCCACGATGTTGCCCAGGTCAACCGGGTCGAGCGCGGAACGAGCGCCCATCACGCTGCCCAGCACGTCCTCACCCAGACGCGACAGATCGGCGCCGTCATCGAGCAGGCCGGCCACAGCCGTCAGTCCTTGCAAGGGTTGAATCGCCCTGGCAGTGACCCCTAGCAATTGGGGCACCTGACCGAGGATCATTGAGGCGTTGCCACTCTTGACCGTTTCGTACAGGTTCTGACCTGCCTTCAGCATGTTGCCGGCTGTTTTGGCATGACCAATCACCGCCTGCACGGTGCTTGGAGCAGGCATCAGCCGTGAGATAAGCCCGGGCGATCCCGCTGCAGCCGCTGACGTACCGCTCAACGCGCTATCGAGTAGCCCTGAACGTGTCACCTTGCGAGTGAAGGCCCCGGTGTATTCCTTCAGGTTCAACTGAACCACCGCAGACTGGATCTGGCCCGTTGCCGTTGCACGGCGGATGGTATTGCCGATGTTGGTGATGACGTAGGCGCCGTGGTACTCGCCGGAACCCATCACGAATGCCAGCGGCTCGTGTTTGGTCTTGGCCAGGCGCAACGCCCGCAAACGTGCCTCGGGGTCACCCAGGAGTGGATGCAGCTCGATAGTCAGGTTGCATTCGTCCAGCGCGTCACCGATCCACTCCAACAACGGTTTGCCCTGGATACGGGCATGCTCAGCCCAATCAGCCGAGCCGCTTTGCTCCATGCCGCTGATGCCACCAGCCACGGTGAATTCGATTTCTCCCAGGATGGCAAACATCAGGCCATTCCTCCGTCACCCGAGCCATAGCTCAGACGACGCTTGTCATGCATGTAACGCTCTATCATCCGCAGGAACTCGGGATAGCTCACCTTTAGCGCCTGATCGACTTGATCGCGCACGCCAGGACCACCTGGCACGGTGATCTGGGGAGAGAAGTTGAAGACGGGCTGACCGCCTGCAGCTGGAGCTGCACCAGGTGCGGTGCCCCCACTATTACCCATCATGCTCGCCCTGGAGACATTGACCGGGTTTGGTGGGGCAAGGTCGGCATCCGGTTGTGTTGCTACACGTAGCACGGGCTTGCGTACTAACTCAGCCTGCGCACTGAAACCACTGGCGGCACTTTGACTGAGGTTCGCCGGGTTCGGTGGTGCAAGGTCGACACCCGATTGCGCCGCCAAACCGAGCGCGGCCTTGCGTACCAGGCCGGCTTGCGCACTGATGCCCATGACGGCACTTTGACTGAGGTTGGCCGGATTCGCTGGAGCAAGGTCGACACCCGATTGCGCCGCCATGCCGAGCGCAGCTATGCGCACCTGGCCGGCTTGTGCACTGATGCCAATGGCGGCGCCTTCGCTGATGTTGGCGCCGTACCCCATGAACACGCGGCTCGGCGACTGGATGCCCAGTGTCTCGGTGAACCAGCCTTTCACCGATGAGCCAACACCGACCACGCTGTCTTTCAGCGAGCTGGCCATGTTGCTGATGCCGTTAACCAGGCCCGTGACAATCATGCCGCCGAACTCGGTGAACTTGGTCGGCAACTCAACCCCGAAGTAACTCATCACCCCAGCAAAGGCTCGGTAGAACAACCCCAAGGGTGAGAAGTTGGCAATCAATTGAGCCACGCCACTGAGCCCGCCGCTGAAGGCTTGCGGTATTTCGCTGATGCCTTCCAGCACCCAACGTACAGGTGCCATTAAGGCGGACAGCGCGCTACCCACGGCCCGGCCAAACTCGATCCCTGACCCGGTGGCACGGCCCAGCGCATCACCCGTGACCTGCACCGGGCTGAACAGCTCGCGGAACCATTGAACCACCGGCTGAATGAACGTCCCCAGCTGCGCGAGCAAAGGCCCGACTGGAGCAAAGGCGGCTGCAAAGGCATCACGGATAGGCTTGAGCCCCTCAATGAGGCCCGTAAAGAATCCGGTGGTCCAGGCCTTGATGGGCTCCCAATATTTGTAGATCGCGAATCCAGCTATTGCGACGGCCGCAATACCGGCCACGATCCAGCCAATGGGCGTAGCTGCCAACGTTGCGCCAAACATCGCAACAGCCCCCGTCAACCCCGGCATCAACCCAGTAACGCTTCCCACGCCGGATATCAGCGGAGCGAATCGAGCAGCCAACAGAGTGCTGTTCAACAACGCCGTCTTGGCACTGAGCAACGACATTATGGTGCCCACGCTATTGAGGGCAGAGGCCCCAAGATTGGCGCCGTACTTCAGACCGATAAACCCGAGCTTGAGCGCAACAACGGCGGTCACTGTTTTAACAACACCGCTGACCAGGGCCGGATTGTTTTCGGACCAGGTAGCAAACGAGCGAACTACTGGAACAATCGCCTGAGTAATCTCAACCAATGACGGCAGCAGCGCACCACCGAGACCGATACCGACCTCAGATAAACTGACGGTCAGCGCTTTAAGCTGCTCTTTTGGACTTTCCATGCGCTTATTCCAGTCCGCATCAAGTCCTCCTTTATCGGCGGCATCCATGCTGCCCTGTTGGATGCCAGCGAGATCCTTCTGGTTGGCCATGGCTGGTCGAATGAATGACAGCACTTGCTGATCAGCAAACAGCTCCCCCAGTTTGTACGCTTCATTCAAGCGGTTGAGGGCAGTCTGCCGTTCTTCATCATCCTTAATGGCCATGACTTTCTGAAACTTATCGGCGGCACCTGGTGCCTTGCTGCCGACATACTGCGTAATGACTTCCAGCATTGCTTGTACGGGAGTAAGGCCTTTTCCGACTAAGTTTTTCATAGCGCTAGTTAGGTCAATACCGGCGCCTTCAAAGGACTTAAGTGTGTCCTTCGCGGTGAGTTTAGAAAGGAAGTTTTTGAAGTTGTTGGCAGCCTCATCGTTACTACCGGCGCCGCGTCGGGCGATCTGAAGCGATGCTCCAATCTCGGCGACCGCACGCTCGCCAGTCACACCCAAAGCGGCAAACTGGGGGGTCAGTTGCGGCAGCCATTTGGCCATGTCTGCAAGCTCAAACTGCCCGCTCTTACCGGCATAGGCCAGCATGTTCATTGAACGCTCCAAACCAGCCGCACCGATACCTAAGTTGCCTTTCAGTGCGATGGCCACAGAGCCCAGGTCATCCATGCTGGCACGAGTGGCGGTGGCCGTTTTAGCCAATACTGGAGCGTAGGCAGCCAATTCCTTGGCATTGGCAATGCCTCCGGCAATCAGCACAGCTGTACCGGCCGCGACTTCAGTTTGAGTCTGATTCCACTTCAACGCAGACCCGCGCATCACGTTACTGAGTTCAGCCTCTTCGGCCGCATCAAAGCCACCTGTGATGGCGATGTCATTCGTTCGGTCTTTGAAATCGACGGCCGTCCGCAATGACTGCACGACTGGGGCACCAACGACCGCCGCTGTCCCCAGCGTCTCCATGGCCTGGCCGCGAAGCTCGCCGCGTTGGTTTTTCAGCATTGCGCCTCTAGCAATGCTGGTGTTGAGGTTTTCCTGTTTGATCTTGAGTTGGTCAATCGCCCGACCGACCAGGTCATACTGGCGGCGCATGCGTTCGATGCCCGTACCACCGCGAGCCAGGGACGCAGCCAGTTCGGTCCCGATGAGCTTCTGCTTGGCCGTCAGACCATCGGTAGCACGCCCTAGCTGCTGCACTGTGGACTTGGCAGAACCGAATGCGGCACTCAAGGTGCCGGAAACAGCAGCTCCTATTCGTAATCCGACTAAAACTTCATTCGCCATAGAGTACCCGGCAGACTATTTGATTGAGGGCGTGCGCCTGGGACGTAGGCGCACGGTAGGACGAAGGTTTGGGAGGGGCTTGCCGATCAACGATTCATCTGTTCGGCAGCTTGGATACGACGGTCAATCTCGCGCCGACACACATCGACCCAAAACCAATACCGATCCATGTCCAGCTCGTCGATCTCAGACGGCTGCATCCTTAGCACCAACAACAGCGCCTCGTCCCAGGACTGCAGCAAGGTCTCCGCCGCCAGCCATTTCCCGCAACACCTCGGTGGCTTTCTTCGAGTCAGCGATATCGAACTCGCCGAGATCTTCGATGGTGATACCCAGGAGCTTGGCGACGAGCATGTCTTCCAGCGCCGCTTCGTCTTTGGTGGCTGCCTGGGCAGCGCTGATGTCCTTGCGCTTCAGGCGGCTGATGGGCAGCTTCGAGATCGTATTGCCGCCGGCACTTTTGAAAGGAAATTTGAGGGTCAAGCTGAGTACTTCGGCCATCTTCGTTGCTCCAGGTTGTCGGTTTAATCGACTGCTTTGAATGAGCCCTGAGCATCGCACCTGGCCGTGGCGATGACTTTTAATCGAGTTTAAAGACGAAGCCCCGCACGATGGCGGGGCTTCGGGTTACCGTCCTGGTGGCTCCAGTCCCTGGAGCTTGTCCTTATGCCTGGCCGATGTTCTGTCGGTACTTGGACAACTGGTCGTTACCACCGACCTTGAAGATGTTGGCCAGGTAGTCCAGCAATACCACTTCGTCGCCGTTCAGCACCTGGCGCACGTAGGTCGCCGAGAACTGCGTTTCATATTTGGTCGGGTCGCGTGGTTTGTGACTGCCCAGCTGATACTCCTTGCCGGTGATGGTCATCATCGTGACCAGAGGAATCTCGTCGACCAAACCGCCGTTGTTGAACACCTGGACGTTGGAGCGGCATTGCAGCTGGATGCTCTTGAAGGGAGTCACCAGCTTCTTCGCCGCTTCGGCGTACATACTGTTCCAGGTGATTTTACCTTCCAGCTTATCGATGCCATCCGGCAGTTCGATCAGGCCGACCATGCCGAGCCCCTGGAAATCACTCATCACAGTTTTGATCGAGCCCAGATCGATCTCTTCACACTTGGCAAAGAAGCTGGCGCCGTCCAGGTAGATGTTGGCGTTGGATATGCGATGTGCGCTAAAACCGGCCATTTATGCGGCTCCCAGGTTGACCAGGTATTCCCCGGTGATTTCAGTTTCAAAGGTGCCGCGCTCAAACGGCACGGGAATCCCGAGCTTGTAGTTGAACAGCACATGGCCAAGTTCCAGCTCGGTTTGTGGGTTGCGGGCGGGGTCATACCAGCAATTGCCACCGAGAAGCGCCTCGTCGCTAATCAGCTTGCGGATAAACAGATTGACGGTTTCGGTGATGCTGTCGATCAGGGAGCTGGTCACAGGCTGGTCAATGAACTGCAGCGAGCTGTAGCGAATCGACTCATCCACCACGTCCTTGGTGCGTCGCACGTTTTCAAAGTTGCGCGTGTGCGTCACGGTAGGCCAGGCGGCTGAACGGTTCCCCCACAAGCGCAGACCGGTGCCGAACGAGTTGAAGACGGTGGTGATACCGTTTTCATTGAGGAGGTTGACCTCACTGTTCGGGTCATCCACGCGTGCGGTCAATGGTCGCTCCAGGCCAATCACGCCAGCCAGTTCCTGATTGGACATGCTCCACCAGTAACCCTTGTCATTGTCGATTTTGGCTCGCAGACCAGCAGCACGGATCGACAGCGGCTGTAGCCGAGTGCCATTGGTCGCCGCGTCATACACCTTCACATGCGGGTAGCACAAACGCGCACGGTCACTGCTGGTGTTGAAGTTGATGGTGCCGGACGGACCGCGCCCCGCAATAACTTGCTGGACCGTGGTCCCGATAGGCGCGTCGATGTAGGCAAACGCGCCGAGTTGCACGGCCGAAATGATCAGTTCGACACTCACTGAGTTCAGGGTACTGAAGCCCGGCGCAATGAAGAGCTTCGGGAAGTACCCAAGGACGTTGTAGCTGTCCTGGAACGCCTTCAAGCCAGTACGCCGGCCGGCGACAGTAACCCCGCCGATGATATCGGCCGGGGTGACTTTGCTCGGGTCCGCGTAGGTGTAATCCGCTTTCACCGAGGCGTTGGCGGGAATGGTGCCAGTCGCCAGGCGTTTCACCCGACCGATCAACATGTCAGCGGTGTAGTCGGTACCCAGAATGTAGGTGGTGAGGCCATCTGCAGACTTGAGGGTCAGCAACTGCAGCGCGCCGTGTTCCAACTGCAACAGGTCGTTATCACCGAACTGTTTTTCCTGGCCCGCAACGTCGGTGCGGTGAATCGCCGGATCGAGAACGTTGACCACCAGCACCGTGCCGGAACCAAAGTCATAGATACCTTCCAGCGCTTCAGGGATGCTGAAGCCGGTGAGGTGCGAGCCGAACTGCGCGGCGTCCGCTTCGTTCAACGACTGAGTCAGCTCATTGACCGGACCGATTGGCGCTGTGCCGACCAGGGCAATCACCGCCGACTTGACCACCCGAATCGCCCGAGGGCCACGCTCAACCTCAAGCGTTTCAATACCGTGCAAATAGTTAGCTGGCATGGGGTTACTCCTGTCCAGTTTTCTGAGGCGCCGCTGCGGTCTTGCCGGCAGGTTTCGCTTCAGGTGGTGCAAGTACCAGGTGCTTGAGTTCCAGCAACACCAGGGTGTACTCGTGGTCGGCCGGCAGATCGACGGGTTTCCCCGGCAGCAACTGCACGTCCAGTAGTTCGCGAGCTTCGCCTACCCGCAGGGTGGCGGCGCTTTGCGGGCCGTTATAGATGTAGCGGGTAAGTTTCATTGGTTTTCCTCGAAACGAACTTGTGTAAGCAGCGGGCCAGATTCGGGCCCCATGACCTGCAGTTGAGTGGCACGAAGGGCGAAGTCCTGACCGTACTGCCAGAGCCCCTGTATCTGACCGATGAACTGCTCGGCAACCGGGCGGCAGGCCTGATCGCAATGCGGTGCAAACCAGCCGGTCAGGCAAGCGCGGATCTGGTCGAGATAGCTGACCGCTCCGTCTTTGCCATGCAGTTGACGGAACACCAAAGTCAATCTGATGACGATATGGCGAGCCTGAAACATCGAGTCGCCGGCCTCGGAGCCACCGAAGGTTGATTTGCCATAGGACAGCAGAATCGCCCCTCGTGGGTGGTTCAAGCGATAGCCCGTAGGATTTTCAGGGAACAGCTCGACCATCAGCATCTGGCCGAAGGTCACCTTCAGGCGATCCTGTATGGCCTCCATCATCTGCTCGGTTTGGGTCTTGGGTTGGGTCATCAGTAACGCTCCCAGAGATCGCCGCCGAACTGCTGGCGACGTGCACGAACCCGGATCTCACCAGGCTCCGGAGCAGCCTGACCACCAGGCATGCCCAGGGTGACTACGCCGTCGCGGATGCTTTCCAGGAGCTTGATGGTGTCCTTGCGGCTGTCCTTCACCGCATCGGGCAATATCCCTTCGGGGCGGCGCTGATACAACCAGTGCCGGGCCAGGTACACCACTGCATCGCGCAACACGGTCGGAACCGGATCGAGCGGCAAGTCGTAGCGACCGCGAAGGTAGCCATCGACCAATTCTTCAGCCTGGCGAACGCCGTCCTCAATGACTCCCTCGTTCGGCTCCATCGCGGCGGGGTCGTCATTGGAGAGCTGAATCAGGGTCATCTCAGGGATGGCCGAGCCAATATCGGCGCGAGTGCAGTAGCGCATGACTGACCTCAGATTCCCCGGACGATACGGATGACATCACCCGCGGCTGTCGCCGCATCCATCGCGATGCCGTTCGACGCACCGGCAGCGAGCGTCACCGCTCGACCCGAGGCGTCAGACTCGACCGCAGCACCGGCCGCCACAGCAGCACCGGCAGTGATCAGGCAGATGCCCAGGACACTGACCGGAGCCACGTTGTCGGCCTCGGTGTCGGCTTGGACCGTGCCCAGGGCCTTGGCACCGGCCGCGCACAAGGCGCCGGAGAAGCCAGCGAAGAGGTTGCGTGGCAGGTCGACCAGGGCCACCACCGAAGTGATGAGAACAGGTTGTTGAGTCTTCATTTTTTGCTCCAGGACGGTTCAATAATTCGGCGACGCAACAGTGGATTCGCCTCCTTATCGTTCAAGAAAATTTCGTCGCCTTGGTGATACCAGGTGCCGTCATGCAGCACGGATGACACCTCGGTCACCAGGTAGCCAGGCAGTTCCGGCGTGCCCGTGACATCACCAGGTGCAGCAGCTGCATCAGCAGCCGGCGCACTTGGCGAGGGTATTGCCGGAGCTGCAGGTGCAGCCTGATCGCTGGGCTGTTCGCCCGTTGCTGCAGGGTCTGCCTGCGAAGGCGCTGCAGCAGCTGTTGCAACTGCAGCGGTTTGGCTGACATCACCCTGGGCCACATCAGTGGCCTTGTCCGAAGTGTTGTCCTGGTCTTGCTCTGTCTTTTTAGCAGCCATGGAAACCTCAGCCGTTGATGTCGGAGATCAGGTAACCGGCATCCGAACCCACGACCACAGGCTTATAGATGTCAGTGTTACGAACGAAGCGCACCTTGCCGCCCGAACCGTCGTAGGCGTCGACTTCAGGCATGCCCTTACGACGCAGGGTGTAGCCGAAGCTCGGCTCTTCGTAGTCGGCCTGGGTGCCAGCTGCTGGCTTGGCCACATAAGCCAGGGTCAAGTTGTCACCCCAGATGTCAGAGGTGTTGGTCGAGCCGGCCAGCCCTTCACCGATCAGGATGTTGTCGATACCGAACAGGACTTTCAGGTGTTCCAGGGTGATCAATTTGCGCTCGTTGCTGCCCAGCGCTTCCTGGAGCTTTGGGTGGAACTTCAAGGACTGATACACCGAGGCGCCCATGGTGATGGTGTTGGGGCGGATACCGATGCGGCTACGGATCACTTCCTTGCCTTGTTCAACGACAGCGACAGGGTCGCCGCCGCCGTTGCTCCATTGACTGGAGCCGACCAATGTGACCTTGGAACCGACTGGAAAGGTGGCTGGGCTCTGTGCCAGCTTGGCGCAGCTCACTTCACGGCGCAGGTCGATGGCGTTGACCACACGACGAGAAGCACGAGCCTCAGCGTCGAACATGGATTCGTTTTTCTCGCGGTAGTCCACGGGATAAGCGATGTCATGTTCGCGCAGTATTACGTCCAGGCCGTCCAGGTCATCCGGGGTCATGAGATTGGATTGGGCGCGAATGGCCCGCTCGGTCTCGTAGACATCGAAGGCCTCTTTACCGAACAGCGGGATGGTTCCGGCTTCTTTGTCCATCAATGCGATGGGGAACAAGCCTTCGCCAATGTACTGGGCGTTGCGATAGCCTCGCGCCAGATTGGTGAGTACCGGATCAACGACCCGCAATGCCTTCAAACGATCAGCCATGATGACTCCTGGTTACTTGATGAGTTGGCGAACGGCCGACTCGTAGGGGATGTTCTTGTCGGCCGCCAGGGCAACTGCACGGTTGTGCAAACTGAGGCGGTCGGGGTCGGTGTTCTTCTCGGCGAACTCCAGATCGGTTGGGACATGAACATCGCCCGAACGACCCTTGCTCGCTTGCTCGGCGAAATTGATCTGTTGCGGCAGGTCGTCGAAGATCGCCTTGAGGCCTTCGATAACGGGCTTGCGCTGATCGCCCTCGCCGAACTCCAGTGGTGCGTCACCCGCCTCAGCGAAGTCCAGGGCGGCGATCAGGGCGGCGGTGTGTTTGGGTAGCAGCTTCCCCGCACCGACCAGATCTTCAGCGAAAGCCAGGTTCTTGCCATGACGTTGGTCTGCTTGGTCCTTTCGCTGCTGGGTCTGGTGAGCATCGAGTGCGGTTTTGAGGCGCATGTTTTCCGCCTCCAGGGCGGCAATTTCCGTTGGAGTCACGGTTTGTTCCTCGGTAGTGGGTTTGCTGGGTGGGGTGGGTTCGGTAAATGAAGGGCGAACATCTTCGCGAATGGCTTCGGTGGCCAGAATGTCCACGTCCCAGCCAGGCACAACCTGATCGGCCGCTTCCTGGCCGAACTGGCCAATGAGCCATTCGCGCAAGCGACGGAAGACACCAGCCGTGATGCTGTCACTGAAGTCGCCAAACTCGACGACACCTTCCTCGTCTTCTGCCAGTTCGATGGGACGCAGGCCTTTCACTGCGGGCGGTTGTGCGCCGAGGAACCCCACATGGCGCAGGTAGTACACGCCAGGCACCGGATTGTTGGCGGCATCGGGGTGATAGAAAGAGGCGGATATTTTCTTGAAGCTGCCCTTGCTCACCTGTTCGGCGAATGCGACATCAACCTGTTGCGCTTCGGCCATCAGCCCATGTGCAGATGCCGACAACGTCTTTACCCAGCCAGCGGCCGGCGCATCATGTTTGGGATGACCAATGACTAGCGGGGCTTCGTGTAGCTGGGGGTCGTAGGCTCGCACTGTTGCGGCCAGATCGGACTCGCTGAAGGTGATGCTCGCGCCGCTCATGGCGACGTGCGTACCCGGCTTGAAAATATGAAGTGGCTTCATGGTCTGTGCGCTTCAGTTGAAGGTGATGCACACAGACTGAGCCGAAGAGCGGCCCAAGACTTTTAATCGAGTTTAAAGAGTGTTGCGAATGGACTCAGTATCGTCCTTTTAGGTATTCCGTCACGGTGAACGGTTTTAAACACGGACCGGTGTGAACTTGATTCATAAGATTCCAGTAGCAAATTTTCGCATATTGATGCTCAAGTGCCGCTGGATACTGAAATTTGTACCGTGCTGATCCATCGATAGCGGGAGTAAAACTACGAGAGTACTCAGGCTGCAAGTAGTTTTGAATTCCCCATGACAGCGCGTTCAAGAACTCCGCGATAGTGCTGGCGTGGTACACGCAAACGTCGTCATGGAGGATCTCGTATACCTCCTCCTGGACGAGCATCGCTTGGTACAACTCAACCGTAATGCCGGCATCACGTAGGAGACGCTGTAGCTCCTCAGCTACTCCAACAGAGCGCAAAGAGTTGTGCTTGGATAGATTTCCAACGATTTTTAACACTAGGTATCTGGGGATGCGTATTTCGACCTCCAGAATTATCGATGGCAACCAAAGCTCGACGGCAATTTCTACTTGAAGCCACTCGGTGAAGGCGTCCACCGCTTTTTTTAGCGCAAGTACAGAACCATTCTCTTCGAAGCTTGGCGCTTCAGCGATAGTCCTTAACGCACGCAAGTAGGGAGCTGATGGAACAGGTGCTTTCTCGTCCGTCTTGGATAAGAAATCCACGAGTGCGATGAAGAAAAACTGCTGATGCGTCATCGTTTTGAACTGGATGCTTTGACGCGCACCCTCACCACCGAGCGTAATCAATTCATAGTTGACCATCGACTGCAGCAGCTCATTCACAGCTGCCAGGTAAACAACCTCTTGCTCCATTTTGTTCAACGGGCTCACCGCAATCTCCTTTTTAAGCGCAGCCTCGCGTTAAGAAAGGCCCAATGAGCCTTTATAAAGCCTTTACGACGATTTTCCAGCGGCGGTGATGATGAACCGGAGCTTCTAGGTCGGCAGAGCGCTTCTAGAGGGGTTACAGGCGGGCGGCTTTTTCCAGGTGACTCAGCGCTAACTCCAGGATTGCTTCTTCTGCCTCGGGATGTAGCTCGCCCTCAGCGTCCATCGGTAAGTATGGGCGTCCTGGGATGTCACCCCACAGATGGGGGAAGTCCGACTTGGTGCCACCGAACTGCATCATGGCCGCATAGGGTTTGTTGCTACCGACCAGTGCCGAGCTGTCGGTCGCTTGCGTCGTGATCGATCCCGCCAAGCCGGCAGCACTGACCTGCAGCATCTGACCTGGCCAGTTACCGTTTTTCTCACGGCGTGCGGTGGTGACATCGGACAGGTCCTCCCATTCGGGGCGACCTTCTTCGCCGAAGTTTTCTTCGGTCTGGCTGAGCAGCTCGGCCGCAATGCCGCGCATCAGTGGTGCAAGGTCGCCCACGGCCCACTCGACTTTGCGCAGGGTGGCCTGCAGGCGCTGGTGATCCAGTTCGACGGTGAACATTTCAAACCTCCTTGGCGGCTGCCTGTTTACGTTTAAGCATGTCGGCCAAACCAGTACCTGGTGGGTGGTTGAATCCCGGGTCGGTGCGGAACGTAATGGCCTTTCCTGCCGCGTCTGTTGTGCGGATACCGGTGACGGGCGCGGTGCGGATCTCGCCGGTACGTTTGTCGATGCCGGTTTCCACGGTCTCGGTGAACATACGTCCTTCGCTCGACACGACCTTCAAACCTCGGCGCTTCACTGCGGCTTCGCTCAGGGCGACAACACGGCAGCGGCAGTTGAACCCATTCGGCGGGAAGATCGCCGACCAGATTGGGTCATCGTGGCGGAATACCTGACCGTTCAGCGCCCGATGACTCGGCCGCGTCTTGCCGTCCAGGATGGCCACGTACATCCAGTACGGATGGGTCTCGGTGGTCTGTTCCATCTCGGCCTTGCGGCCGGCCATGTACGCGCTCTGCAGATTGGTCTGGTAGATCGTCTTGAGTCGGCGCGGACTGCCCAGCTGGACCAGCTCGCCGACGCCTTTGCTGTCGACAATGACCTGTTGTCCCCACCAGCCTTGAGACTCTAGGACGGGCTTCAAATCCTTGATGAACTGCTTGAGGGTCTGGCCTTCCTGCAGCGCGGTTTCCAGAGCGCCACGAATATCCGACAGCAGATCAAGGCGCATGGCCTTGGCCACGGTAAACGACTGGTCGTGCGCCTGGTCGAGCATTTCCTGCCAGTTCCAGGTGATCGCATAGCCCTTGGACTTCAGGTAGTCCACGGCGTTTTTCGGCTCTAGGCCGAAGATGGCCTTGAGGTCGGCTGGGTTCGGGGTCTTCGTGGTGGTCGCCATCAGTCCTCCCGATCTGCGCTGGCATTCAAGCGGCCCCAGATGTTGGCCATGAACAGCAAGCGTGTGAGGGTTTCCTGCAGTGCCTGGTCATCCATCTGCGGGTACGCTTCTGCCAGCAGGCCAAGCGCCTCGGTGTCGGTGCGAGCGCTCACCAGCGCATCGATCACAGCGGCAACGGTCTGTTCGCTCTGCTCCTGCAGCAGCTCAGCAGGAAGGCCATTGATGGCTTGATCGAGCGCGACCTGGTCGAGAATGGGTTTCAAGGTCGACTCGGCAAACTCTGGCGATTCAACCGGTGCCGGGGTCTCGTCCAAGTCACCGTCCTGCAGGTTGTAGGTGCGCTTCCAGTATTGCGACGTGAGCTTCACCCCCGACTCAGTGAGCGACTTGTCGCGCTCGGCCTGAACCTTGTCGATCTCTTCCTGTTCCCACAGCTCGTACACCGGGGCGACAACACTCTCACCGAAGTTCAGATCGACGACCCGGCGAATGACCGCGTTCATGGTTGCGGCGACGATACCCTTGTCACCATCACGGATGTCCTTGGTGACCTCCAGACCTGCCGTTGCACTGGCCCTGTTGCTGTTGGCTTCGGTGGTTTGGTTTTGCCCCAACAGCCCGACGTTGATCTCGCTGCGGCAGTAAACCAGCAGCTCACGGTAGACCTCGGCGCTGCCAGCCTTACCAGCGGCTTCGATGATCTCGACGCTGGAGTCATTCGGGATGGCGGCAACAGCGTCCTGGACCATTGCCTCCAGGCTGTCGAGCAGCAGATCGGTCTCACCCGTGCTGGCACCACGGGGGTGCTTGCCAATCACCCAGGGAGAACCGTACTTCTCGGTGAACTGGACCCAGAACTTGAGCCCGCCTTTCATGAAGATCACTGGCCAGAAGCACATTGACAGGTCAGCGAAGCCATACGGGTTGTTGTAGGTCGCATCCTGACGGGCCACGACAAAGCGTTGCGGGTCGCACAACTCGCCGGTCAACCCGGCATCGCGGGCACGGAAACGCAGGTTGTTCTCCTGGTCGTAGAGGAACCACTCGGCCGGCTTGCCCAGTAGATCCTCGGGGACGATGTTCAACCCGACCGGGCGCCACATCAGTTCAATGGGCTGGAACCCGAACAACGGCGCATCCAGCATCTCGCGAATGATCCGGTCGAGATCGAGGTCGACCAGCCAATCACGTACAAAGCGTTCAACCCGCACCGGGGCGTTGCCGCGTTTCAGATCGCGCTCCAGGGCGAGTACCGACGACTTGCGGCGACGGATGTTGCCACCCACCAGGGCCGAGCTGCGCAGATCCCGATAGACCGTGATGTCCTTGCCCTGAGCCTTGAGGATCGGGTCGGGGTTGGGCAGATACATGCCGAGCGCCTGGGCATCGAAGCTACGCGCACGGCTGGCGATATGCTCGGTCAGTCCCTTGTGCTTCGGCTCGGCGAAGTTGACGAATTCCGTGGGTGAGACCCACACACCTTTCTTGTTCATACGTACCCCTGGGTGATGCGGGTGCCCTGACGCGGGCGACGGGATTTGACAGAGACCGGACCTGCAGCGCTCTCCAATGTCGCGAAGTTGGCCAGCACGCCGGCCCCGGCGAAGTCGCCGTGACGATAGAGATCCGGATCCTTGAGGTCTTGTGAGCGGGCTTTAACGATCTGAGGAATACCCTCAACCATCTCAATCGAGCGGATGTCTTGTTGCAACGAGTCATCTTTAGGGATGCTGATCGTGCCGTCCTCGAACAACTGAATGAACCTTGGCATCCAGGCGCCATACCAGGCGCGGCTCAGCTTCACCTGGTGAATGCGATCATGGCCGAACTCATCGGCTGCCTCTTCGGCGAGGGTTTCACCACTGCCAGTAGCGTCCAAGGCCGCACCGCTAAAGCGAGGCAACCGATGCAAGATGTAGAACAGGATCTGTTTCTGTTGGCGGTATGGAACCTTGTGCATTTCCACCACGAAGGGCACGTCGCGGTGCCGAGCCTGGTCGATTGGCATCGGGCAGATGACCGAGAAGTCCCGGTGACGCGCATAGTCCATGCCCAGATAATGCCGCAGTTCAGGTGTCAGTCCCTGCAGCAGCGGTGCCAGATAACGCTCGATCCAGTCCTCAACATAGGCTTCACGGCGAGCAAGTGATTGCAGCGTAAAGTCATCGTCCAGCGCCAGGCGCAGCACGGTCCGACCGGCGCGCATGGCGTCCTCGATCCACACACCAGGGATGCACACTCCGTTGCCATCGCGAGGGACAGCATCCAGCTCTTCGTGCATCTGCGCTTTGCGTGGACCGTAGGCGTTGCGGATCTGCTTGTACCAAGTTTCCTTGCCTTCAACCGTGGGTGTCTCCCCGGTCATCAGGCATTTGCGCTCGTACAACCCATTGGCAACGGCATCATCAAAGGTCGCCTTATAGACCTTCGCCGTGTCGCCATAACGGCCTTCACGGATGTCGTTGACCATCTGATTGAAGGCATTGCTCTTGCCGTTGTGACTGCTGATGATGACGATGCGCCCGCCCCAGATCAGCAACGCGGTTGCGGCATCGAGTACGGCGGACACGTCACGGTGAAAGGCCGCTTCGTCGATAATGACCTTGCCCTGCAGGCCGCGCAGGTTGGCCGGGTTGCTGGACAGCGCAACGATCTTGAAGCCCGAGGCGTAACGAATACGGTAGGCGTTGATCTGGCGGGTGTTGCCCGATTCGTCCTGGTCCTCAAACAAGAACTCCTCGATTTCGCTGACACCCGAGGCCTGAGCTTCGGCCATCACTCGACTGAACTTGGCACAGTAGCCAATGAACTCAAGGCCTTTTTCCTTGGTGTCACCGACATAGAAGATGTCCATCCCCCCAGCACTTTTGCGCGAAGCTGCGGTGATGACCGAGTCCAGGGCTTCGGCAAAGGTGATGCCTGTTCGACGACCTTTCTCACACAGCTTGATCTGGGCCTGGACACGCAACCAATCGACCTGGTGCTCCATGAGGATGCCGTCGGCGATGGGGTTGTAGCCTTCGGGAATTTGCCGAACGCTGTCCGGCAACTCGTCCCATTCGACGACACGCAACGTGCTCGTTGATGGCTTGACCGCTGGCGCGCTCATTTGACACCCAGGAATTTCTGACGCCAGAACAGGGCCTGCTCTTCGCTAATGCCCCCGGCCTGCACGGTCTTATCCAGCTCGGTGTCCTGCTCCTGGAGCAGGCGTTCTCGGGCAGCCTTTTCGATAGTTTGGCGCTCCTTGATGCTCAGGGTGCGCGCCTGCATGGTGTTCTTGGCGGCACGCGCCAGCTCAGCCACTTCCTTGGTGGTGACATCGTCCTTTTCGTGGGCACCCATGGCAGCCTGATAAGCCAGGGTCGATATGGCCTCGACCAACAGCGCGCCAGTCTTGTCAGAGGCGTCCTCTCCGAACGCACCAACAAAGGCTTCCGCCTGCTCGCGGTGCTGGCGGGTCTTCTCGGTCAGCAGATCGAAACCCAGCTTGAAGCGGCCCAGCGCGCTACGGCTGGGGGCTTTTTCGTTGGGAAAGCGCGATTGGATATCGGCCAGCATGTCATCCAGCGTCATGCGGTCTTCGCGTAGTAGCTTCTGGATGTACGCCTTGACCATCGGCGGAAGGCGATTGATGGATGACTTGCCTGCCATGGTTATGCCCCCGGCCGTTTGATGCCAGGGACGCGGGCGCGACCTGCAGCAATGTCCTGGCCACGCTCGGTCAGCGTGGCTACCAGCACCGGGCCGACATCGGCAACCGTCAGGGCGCCTTGCTCGGCCAGCCAGTGCAGCTCGGTCTTCACCTGGTCACGGCTGAGGGTGTGGCCGAAGCTGTCCAGGGCCATGGTCAGCACCGAGCTGTTGGCACGGTAGCCGGCCGTCTCGGCCAGCAAGCGCAGAATCACCAAGCGATAGTCTTCACGCAGAAAGGTGGCGAATTGGGTCATGTTTTTTCTCGCAGCAAGTAATCATTGATCCGGTCCAGCGAACGGGCCAAAGGGCCAAGCGCTTCCTTGACCCCCGACAATTCGGCCCGTACTGCTTTCATGTCACCCAGCAGATCGGTGACGGCGGTCTGGTCTGGCAAGTGCCGGACGTGTTCTTCCAGTGCGACGATGCGCGTGCGCAGCTCCAGCAGTTCCTGGGTGCTGGCGGTCTGGCGTTTGGTCAGCCAGGTGTAAAAGCCGAGTACCGTCAGGATCAGCCATTGCACGGTCTGGAAACCGAAGTTGAGTTCGTTTAGATTCATTCAAACCCCCGCGTGGCCAAGTGTTCCAAGGCGTCTATGCAGTCAAAGCAATGTTCGATACCAGGTCCTTCCTGGCGTTGATCTTCAGGAATGGCATCACCGCATCCTTCGCAGCGGTAAGCCGACCGACCGGAACCTCGTCGCAGGTCGCTGTTACGGACACGCAATTCCGCCGCATCTATTTCGCTGGTGTCGTCATCTGTAGCGAGTTCAGCTACATCCATACGCGGTCAGTCCTTTTCCTGGAGATCAAGCAAGGCATTGAGTTGGGCGAGGTTGGATCGGGCCCACAGGCCGTAGTCCTGGGCGTGGGCAAGAATGTCGGCGGGAGTGACGCCGCTTTCCAATAGCTCGGCGTCAGCGCCGGGGGTGGGCCAGGCCGCTTTTTCAGCAGCGGTGACAGTGGTGCCCGGTCTTGGGGCGGGCACACCGAGTGCTGTGTTGAAGTCGCGCAGCCAGCCAGCAGTGAACACGCAACGAGGGATAGGCTTAGCGACAGCGCCAGGCGCTGCAATGTATTGGGTCGTGACATGGGGGATTCGCTCCTGGAGCTGACGTTTTTCTTCGGCGTGCCGGTCAAACGTGGCGAACAGCAAGGCCTCGACTTCGTTAGCTCGGGCGACCTGCTGCAGCAGCTGTAGACGGTTTTCTTTCTCAGCAGCCCCGGCCTGTTCTGCGTGCTTGGTCTTGAGTGTCTGCAGGTTGGAGTTGCCCAGGGCTTCGGCGTATCGAAAGCCGAAGCCGTAGGCGAGTGAGCCGGCAGCTGCTGCGCTGATCACGCACGCAAGCCCGGCGACAAGGAGTCCCGTTGGCAACCGATCAAGCACCATGGCGCTGCCTCATACGGTTGCGGGACTTACGCGCACGGCGTTTGGCTGCCGCAATGCCGGTCCTTCCGTGGCGATAAGGGGGCATGACGCTGGATCTGATCCAGGTCCCGGCAGCGGTGCTTGGAGCGGGCCAACGACAAACACCCGCCAGGCCTGCCAGTAGCGCGGCGAAGGCTCTACCAAAGAGGTTCAGTCTCATGACGAAACCTCCTGGTCAGATTCTCCAGACTGGTCAGGGCCTTGCTTGATCAGGCGAGCAATGAACAGCAGAACGGCCAAGCCGCTATTGACTGCCGCGTAGGTCGACAGAGAAAGCTGTGCTTGCCACATAGGTAGGATGACGGCCTGGGTAAAACCAAGCAGTGCAATGACGATGGCCAATTGGACGCTGTGAAGCCTCCAACAACAGTGGCAGTTGTCTATCAGCTTCATGCTGGCTCCCCGTGATAGGCGTCGGGGACAATACCTGCCAGGTGCAAGCCTTCATTGATCAGTGCTTCGCCGTACCAGTTACCATCGGGGAGTTGGCCTGCGCCGTTTTCGTGACGAATGATCGCTTCTGCCAGAGCACGCATGGTCCGGTAGTCATACACGTCGATACGTTCTTCAGGTGACACGCCAAGGCGAGCGGCAACCTGACGGATGTAACTCTCGGTGTTGTTCTCGTTCGGTGGCGCCCAACGACCGATGATGAGGCGGACGGTGCGCAGAACATACTTGTCCTGGTAGGTGATCAGTGTCCGGGCAATGGCGCGGATACCCCATTGGGCACCGGTGAACTGGACAAATGCCGTGTCATTCTGATTCGCCGACATACCTTGCCAGCGGGTGCCTTTGGCGTGGCGGATATTACCGGGGTTGAAGTTGCGGATACCGCGAGGGGTTTCGGGTCGCATCGGACGCCTCCTGGAATGGCGCCGTACTTTTCGGACGCCAGAAATACACACGCCGCCATGATCGGCGGCGTGGTACAGGAAGGCTTTTAATCGAGTTTAAAGAGATGGATTAGTACAAAAAACGTCTATGTATTCAGTCAACAACGCCAGTGGCGCGGTAGAGTCCTCGGCCACCGGCCACAGCATCTGAGTGCGTACTTCCTTGAATGCGATTTACCGCATACAAAGACAGCAGTTCCGCACAATCCTGCTTGGTCTTGGCACCAAGAAGTACAGCGTTGGCACCTTCGATAATATCTGTCGCCTCGGCATATTGACCTTTAGCGCGAATTTCCTTGGTGATGTACCAAGCAATGTTCGCAAGCTTTTCCTCGTTCGCGACATTGCATACGGTTAGACCTCTTGTAAGAGCAGCCTGTGTGCGCTCAACCTCTGGAGAGCTGCTTTTAACCGTCTTATCTAGGCTCAATGTAGTGAGCTTTTCGGCAACGGTCTCTGCACTTGCTGCCATGGAGCAAAGTGAGGCGAGAACAAAAAATACAACTTTCAATGCAAATCTCCCTATTTAACAGTCTGAAAAGTTCAAGCCAGCTTTTTGTACTAGAAGAGAATCCCACCAACAAGCAGACCAAGGCAAAACAACCCGGCAGCATTCTGCCGATTCAACATCACAAATTCCCGGAACGTCAGCGAGCTGACTTCAGAAGCTAGAGGCACGCTTTGTACATCCGGCTTAAAGCTCAGCACAAATTCTAGAGTCTTTTGGAGCTGAGGCTTTTGAAGGTTGTTGAGCTGAGTGCGACCGAAGGTTAGCTCGCAAAAATTGTTCAACTCGGCTTTGGCATCTTTTTCAGCTACGGCTCGCAGTACCTTGCCGACGAGCCGACGCTTATCAGCCTCTTCCTGTAGAAACTCTAACCTAGCTTGCAATACGTCTCGTGCATCTGAGAACTGCTCTGCGGTGATTTCGCCAATCGTAGTAACTCCGAGCTGAGCATGAACTCGACGCCAGACATCACGTGGATCATCCCCCAGTTCCTCACACTTTGCGCGCAGTTCGTGAAGTTCTTTGCGCTGAGCGGACACCAATCCCCGTGTCTCGGTTTTGTCGGTCAGGTTGATATTGATGCCGTAATTGTTGATGTCGCCTGTAGCCGCTTGGCCTACACCACCATGAAAATCCTGGCTCATGGTCACTTCTTCCCTTTGCTGCCACCGACGTTAAGTGTCAGACCTGACTGATTGACTGATCCATGAATGTACTGACCAACCTCCTGGAAGGTGTGCTGCGCATTTGCAGACACTTGCCCACCGAGAAGTGCTCGTAGCGCATCGTCTTGTTGGGCTTCGGAGCTGCGCCTGAATTGCTCCAAGAACAACCTTTCCCTTGTGGTTGGTGGAGTCGATCCGCGCAGCCCGGTCAAAACGTACTGAACATCCGCGCCAGCTAAGGCGAAGGCTTCTAGCACCTCCATACCTGGCGACACGGTTCCCCCCTCATAACGACTCCAGGTCTCTCGGGTTACCCCTCCTAAAGATCCCGCCGCCGCTTGAGTAAGTTTGAGTCGCTTCCGCTCTTCTTTGAGTCGCAAAAAAGGTGATCTATCCGTCACAGAATATCCTTGACGATGTGATCTATAGATCACATAATCATTCGCACATAAACCCATTATCTTTGCATCACAGGAGCCACCACCATGGCCACCCATGCCAAAGCCCTAACCGCCGACCAGGTGAAAGAAAATTTCCGCCAAGTCGGCAAAACCATTACCCAATGGGCTATCGAAAACGGATACACCCGTAACGAGGTGTACCGCGTCCTCAATGGCCAAGCCAAAGCCAATTACGGCAAGGCGCATGACATTGCGGTGAAGCTTGGCCTCAAGTCTCCAGTAGCGTTGGCAGCGTGATGGCTACCTTGAAGCCCTACGAGCGTCCCGCGCTCCCGCCAGCTGATCGCATAGCCAAGCCAGCGTCTTTGTCGCTTCGCTTTCTATCGGTTGCCCCGGCCAGCGGATTGGTCGCAAAGCCTGATCAATGCGCTCAGGCGCTACCAGCCCTTCAACCTCAAGCATCGCGGCAAGGCGTAACCAGCTTTGTGCCAGAGCATTCACTTGCGCTTCAAGCTTCTCAATACGGTCGGCCATTTCTCGTGTCCATGTTGCGGAATGTACCCGAAAACATTGCTCCTGGAGTAATCCTTTTGCCTAGGTGCAAACGCTCAGTTTGTTTGGAAGGCGCTCTATTGAGGGCTTTCCAATGAACCGTCGTCGCTGGAAGAACGCCCAACCGACATCACTCCGCCATGCAATGGAGTTGTGTAAGGACTTCGCAAAGGAAGCTCACAACAAAGGTGTGGAGCGTATTGCCGATGAGATGGGAGTGACTGATCACTGGTCGGTTTACAAGTGGCTGCAAACCGGACGCATGCCGGCCAACTTGATTCTTCCCTACGAGCGGGCATGTGGCTGCGACTACGTCACCCGCTGGATCGCTGCTAGCTCGGGGCGACTGACCATTGCCATGCCAACGGGTCGCAAGTGCACTGCGCAGGACACACAAGCCCTGCAGGAACTTCTGACCACCGCTACGGGAAAGCTCTTGGCTTTCTATGCCAACAACTGCGAAGCCGATGAAACCCTTGCCGCCATTCAGGCCGCGATGGAGGGGCTTGCCTGGCACCGGGGCAACGTCAGCCAAACCCAACAGCCACAACTCGAATTGGAGGAGCGGCCATGAGTCGCACCGTCTCTGCCGCTGCGCGGGTATTGCGTGTCCTCAAGGCTCTGAAAGGCCACACCGTCACCGGCCTCAGCAATACCGAACTGGCTCAATTGGCTCACGACAGCCCCAGCAACATCACTCGCGCTATGCAAACCCTGATTGAAGAAGGGCTAGCGGTGAAGCTGGACAACGGCCGGTTCGCTCACTCAGTCGGCATGTTGCAGATCGCACAGGCTCATGCCGAACACATGGCCCGGTTGACCGACCGGATGCAGGAAATCAATCAACGTATCGCCGCTGGCTCGATGAAATAAGGGGAAGAAGATGGGACGCAAACTACAGGAAGTCGCTGAGGCAATTGATCTGCCCGCACTGGATGGTGCTGCACTGACTGCTGATCAGAACTTGATGGCGACGATCCAAACTGCTCATAGCGAAGAGCGAGATCTCGTCAATCAACTTCTTGGTCAGGCGCAAATGTCGGATGCCTTTGCCAAATTTTCGGTAACGGTTACCAGTTCAAAATTGGCCTACGTCAAAGAAAACAAGCTCTACAGAGCATTGGCTGGCAAGCAAAGTGGTAACGGTTACCAGTTCCAAGGTACTTGGGAAGAGTTCTGCGGACTGCTGGGGATGTCCCGAGAAAAGGCAGATCAGGACATCGCCAACCTCCGCACCTTCGGTGAGGAAGCACTCGAATCCATGTCCCGAATGGGCATCGGCTACCGTGAAATGCGCCAATACCGGCGCCTTCCAGAAGATCAGCAAGCAGCTCTCATTGAAGTGGCAAAAGCCGGTGACAAGGATGCGTTCATTGATCTTGCCGAAGAGATCATTACGAAGCACGCCAAGGAAAAAGAAGAGCTGACCCTACGCCTCGATGAGACGAACGCCGACTACGAAGCGCAAAGCGAAGTCATGGCGAAGAAAACCGCTGAGCTGGATAAGACCAAGCAAGAGCTGGAGAAAACCCGCAAACGCATTCAATCGCTGCCAGCCAATGAGGTCGCAAAAGAACTACGCCAGGAAGTGGCAGCGGTCGCCTACGAGGCAGAAGCCAACATCCTGGGCTCACTGCGCGAAGGATTTACCAAGCTGGAAGCACACGCGGTAGAAAGCGGTGAAGACCATCGCACCTTTAAAGCCGCGTTGATTCGCCAACTCGAACTCACCTTGGCATCGGTACGCAGCGAGTTTCACCTGCCCGAACACCAGGGCGACACCCCGGTATGGCTGAATCAGGCCGAGGCTTAATCCATGAACCCAGTACAGATCCAGCAACTGGCGCAGATCGCCCAGCGCGCTGACAACGCCCCGCACGGACAGCGCACTGCCGTTTATCAAGCGGGCGCGGCTGAACTGGGTGTTTCCATCCAAACACTTCAGCGCAAGCTGAAGGAGGTCCGAGTGGCCAAGCCGCGTAAACGTCGCAGTGATGCGGGCAACAGCGCCTTGCCGTTGGAAGAGGCACGCTTGATATCAGCTGTACTGCTGGAGTCGATCCGTGCCAACAACAAGCAATTGTCCACTATTGAGCGTGCGGTTGAGCGTCTGCGCAGCAACGGCATGATTGTGGCCGGTCGGGTTGATGAATCGACTGGCTTGTTTCGTCCGTTGACCAGCGGAGCAATCAGCCGAGCCCTGCAAAGCTACAAGCTGCATCCGGAGCAGCTGCTGCATGACGCCCCTGCAGTGTCGCTGGCCAGCAATCACCCCAATCATGTTTGGCAGGTGGATGCGTCGATCTCGACGCAGTTCTACCTGGCTGACGATGGTGCGCGGGTGATGAACAAAGCTGAATTCTATGACGGGAAACCCGGCAACCTGAAGAAGATCGAACGCCAGCGGTTATGGCGTTACGTGATCACAGACCACACCAGCGGCACCTTGTACCTGGAATATGTACTGGGTGCTGAGTCGGCCGAAAACCTGTGCAATGTACTGATCAACGCGATGCAAAAGCGCCATGAGTCAGATCCGTTTCACGGCGTGCCTTGGATGTTGATGACTGACCCAGGTGCTGCAATGACCAGTGGCATCTTTCGCAACTTGTGCCGGGCCATGTCCATCGACCTGATCATCAACCAGGTCGGCAATGCGCGGGCGAAAGGGCAAGTCGAACAAGCGCACAACATTGTTGAGCGTGAGTTTGAAAGTGCCTTGAGGTTTCAAGCAGCAGAGAGCCTGGAGCAAATCAATGCATGGGCCGGTAAGTGGATGCGTTACTTCAACGCTACTTCCATTCATACCCGTACCCGTCGCACGCGGTATGGCGTATGGCAGTTGATCAAGCAAGAACAGCTGCGCCTGGCACCGAGCATTGAGGTCTGCCGAGAACTGGCGGTCAGTACACCCGAGTACCGCAAGGTCAGCAACCTGCTGCGCATTTCTTTCCGTGGCGCTCAGTTCGACGTCAGCTCAGTACCGGGCGTAATGGTCGGCGAAAGACTGTTGATCACCCGCAATTGCTGGCGTGACAAGGATGCAGCCATCGCGGTCCTGGTCGGTGAAGACGGACGTGAAAACTATCACGTGATCGAGCGGATCGAGATGGACGAATTCGGCTTCGCCGAAACCTCGGCAACCATTGGTGAGCAATACAAAAGCCATGCTGAAACACCGGCTCAGGTGTCACGCAAGGTGCTGGAACAACTTGCCACCGGTACAAGCAATCAAGCCGATGCAGAGGCTGCACGCAAGGCAAAGGCCGTACCGTTTGGTGGCCTGATCGATCCGCATAAACACGTCAATGACACGGTATTGCCGTCTTACCTGCCGCGCCGTGGCACGTCGTTAAACGTCAATGCTCCGACTGTCGAGCATGCATTGCTGACCCATGTCGAGGCGGCGAAGTGGCTGCAACCACGCCTGGCCAATCTTTGGTCCGCTGAAAGCTTCAGTTGGTTGCAGCAGAAATACCCGGAGGGGATTCCCCAAGAGCAGCTGGATGCCATCGAGGCTGAGCTGAAACGACCTGTTGAGGTCATGCGAAAACCGTTCAGCCTGGTACTGGCTGCGGTTGGAGGTGAGTGATGTTGAAGCTAAAGCAAATTTTGCAAGGAGTAGGCCGCCCTCAGTCAGCCTTGGCCGAGTCTCTGAGCCTCAGCGGCGCAACGGTCGCCCAGCTTTTGAATCACGGTCATTGGCCTCGCAGCCTGGACTGCGACGAACTACAGGGGCGCATTCGTGTGTTCCTGACCGAGTCCGGTGCCAACGACGCCGATATTGCCAACGCCTTTGAAGAAGTGGATCTGCCGTGCGTCAACACGACAGATCCGGCCCAAGTGAATGAGCCGTCCGGGGAGGACGAACCTATGTTACTGCCTAAACAGACCTTGCTGCCAAATACCCGCAAAGCCTTCAGCTTGTTCCGCGATCCGTTTGATGAGCTGCAGTGCGCCCAGGACATGTGGGTCAGTCCAGACATTCGCTACGTCCGCGAGGTCATGTATCAGACCGCTCGCCACGGCGGTTTCCTTGCGGTCGAGGGTGAATCCGGTGCAGGTAAAAGCACCCTTCGCCGTGACCTGGTGAATCGCATTGCTGAGAACAATGAACCGGTGATCATCATCGAGCCCTATGTCCTGGCTTCCGAAGACAACGACACGAAAGGTAAATCCCTGAAAAGCACCCACATTGCAGAGTCGATGATGGCTGCTGTCGCGCCACTGGCCAAACCCAAGAGCAGCCCCGAGGCCCGCTTCGCCCAACTGCACAAAGCCTTGAAGGAGTCGCACGCGGCAGGGTATCGCCACTGCCTGGTGATCGAAGAAGCGCATAGCTTGCCGATCCCGACGCTCAAACATCTCAAGCGCATCCTTGAGCTGGAGGTCGGTTTCACCAAGCTGGTCAGCATCATCATGATCGGCCAGCCGGAGCTGGGTGTGAAACTCAGCGAACGCAACGCCGATGTGCGTGAAGTGGTACAGCGTTGCGAGCGCGTCACCCTGACGCCCATTGAAGGCAACCGCCTGGAGGAGTTCTTGAAGTTCCGGTTTGACCGTGCGGGCAAGGTGCTCGGTGAAGTTATTGATGCCAGCGGGATTCAGGCTATTGCTGCGCGGTTGTCCCAGCCGAGCCGGCGTGGCGGTCGTGACGAGACAGTGTCGCTGCTGTACCCGCTTGCCATCGGCAACTTGGTAATCGCGGCGATGAATCTGGCGACCCAGCTGGGTGTGCCAATGGTCACTGCCGACGTTGTGAAGGGGGTGTGACATGCCTCCATTGCACCTGGTGCCAGCGGTAGCCGTACAACCACTGAGCATCCTGGCTGAAGAGTTTTCTGGAAGGCTCTCCACTTTCAACGATCTAACCCGTGACCTGCGTGAGACCGGCATTCTGATCAAGGCGTTGGAGTTTCCTGACAACAAGATCTTTATCGATCCCACCAACGTTGAGGTGTTCTCCAGACGCTTCGGCCATGAACTCCGTGGCCTTCGTTACTCCGCAGAGGGGCGATTTGCCCGCAATACCGTGACAGTCCGTGGTGTTGAAGTTGTTTGGTTCAATTTAATCAAGGAGCAGGATCAATGAGCATTTCCGACATCAACATCCCGGCAGGCTTTGTCCGCAATGCTGTTGGTCATCTGGTGCCTGTTGACCAGGTACGTGAGCAGGACAAGTTACGGGACCAGGTTGCCATTGATCTCTCTAAGGAAGCAAAGGCACTGAGTCTGGCGTTGAAGAACTTTAAGAAGAAAGCACTTGGCGATGTTGCCGATCTGATCAGCATTGCTGGAGAGCGCTATGGCGTGCAGATGGGTGGCAAAAAAGGCAACGTCACGATTCCAAGTTATGACGGCAAATTCAAGGTTGTGCGCTCATACGCGGACCGATTGACATTCACCGAAGAGATGGAAGTGGCGAAGGTCATGGTGTACGACTGCATCAAGGCCTGGAGCAAAGGTGCGGACAATCATTTGCTGGCCATTGTCGACCGCGTGTTCAGCCCTAACCGTAACGGCCAAATTAAAACCTCAGACGTGCTGGACCTGCTGCGACTGGAGATCGATGACGAAGGTTGGAAAAGCGCAATGCAGGCCGTGAAGGATTCCATCCTGGTGTCCGGCAGCTCCGTGTACATCCGCGTTTATGAACGGATCAACGGCACTGACGAATATCGAGCCATTCCACTTGATCTTGCGGCGGTGTGACATGGACGACAACCGTTTGTTGGAGAAGATCAAGAAATGCCTGGAAATGGCGAAGTCCAAAACCAGTAACCCGAACGAGGCCGAGATTGCACTGCGCCAGGCTCACAAGCTGATGGAGCTGTACAACCTTGAGATGGGTGACGTGCTGGCCAGCATGGCGTGCGAAGTCAAAATTGCGGCAGGCTCAGAAGGCGTTCCGCCGACGTGGCGTGTGCGCTTGGCTCAGGTGTGTGCTCATGCGTTTGGTACACGGATGATCATTACCCATAGCTGGCTGACCGGTGGCGGGTTCATCTTCGTAGGGTGTGCAGCGGCACCAGAACTGACCGGGTATGCCTATGAGGTTCTGGAGCGGCAGTTGCAAAAGGCTCGCCGGGAGTTCCTGTCACTGCCGAAGAATAAACGCTGCAAGCGCTCGACCAAGGTGGCACGCGGTGACCACTTTGCCAATGGTTGGATCGAAGCCGTGTACCACAAGGTCGATGAGTTCGCCGGTGTTGAAGACAGTATCGCGGAGGCCATTGAAGCGTTTATGGCAAAACACCACCCGGATCTGGAAACGGCAGAACTCAAGCGCCGCCGAGTTAAGGCTAGAGACGAAAGCGCCATTTCCGCTGGCTACGCAGCGGGAAAATCAGCTCAGTTGCACCAGGCCGTGGGGCATCAACCCCGCGCTCTGTTGACGGCGGGAGTCTGAACATGGCGTCGACAAGCACAGGCAAACTCACTTCCGGGGTGCTGCAGTTCCAATCGATCTGCGATCAGTGCAATCGGCCTCGTATCGTTGGTAACCACGTGAAGTGCAGCAAGATCCGGCAGCAAATTCATGCATCCCGAAACGAAGTACTCGGCAGCTCGCGCACGCGGTCTGGAGGTGCTCAGTGAAAAAAGCGCCTACCAACCCAAACCGCCTGCCTTTGATCAAGCTGATTCACGTTGCCCGGCGCGAGCTGCGTATGGATGACGACACTTACCGCCTGATGTTGGCCGGGATGAAGGGATTGGACAGCGCAACGTCCACCGCTGACTTGAGTGTTCCAAACCTGCTACGGGTTTTGGAACAGCTCAAGCAGAAGGGTTTTAAACCTCGTCCAAACAAAGCAGGAAAACGGCCACGGGCAAATGATGAGCAGTCCAAGAAGATCCGTTCGCTGTGGCTGGCACTGCATGACCTGGGTGCCGTCCGCGATCCTTCTGAGGAGGCTTTAACCAACTTTGTGAAGAGCATGACCAAGGTGTCTGCGCTGCAATGGCTCAGCGTCCCCCAGGCAAGTCGGGTGATTGAAAACCTGAAGCAATGGCAACACCGTGTGACCAACAAGGAGGCTGTATGAAAGAGCCCAACAGCACGGCAGGCGAGCTTCTCCAAACACTGGCAGACCATGTTGCCCTGTCGGCAAAAGAAACTCTGGACATTAGCCCTGAGCTTGCTGAGGCACATGGCAATGAAGTAGCTATGCAAATGGCCACGATCTGGGGCGGCCAGCAGCTATACATGCCCAAGGGCATCCATATTCAGGCCTCTAAACTGCACCAGCAAATCTTTGATGAATGGAAGGGCCGTAACCATCGTGAGATCGCCATGAAGCACAACCTCTCGCTGGCGTTTGTCTACAAGGTCATTAAAAGGATGCGGCTGGCGGTAGTTGCCCGCGACCAAGGTGACCTGTTCACGCCGTATGAAGAGGAGTAGCTACCAACAGAAAAGGGTGATCTCCCCACACCTACCGCCCCGGTCACCAGGCGCTGACCGGGGCTTAATCTAATTGCACCTGTTGCAACTCAATTACAATCCCCATACCACCCTGTACCATCGAATCCCGGATTGTCTCGGGTTTACCTCACACCTACCCCTGTATTTATCTCAGTCCTAAACATGTGGGGGGAGTTTTTGTTGTCGGGGGCGCGATTTTGACCGCTGTCACCTTCGGCGGGGCCGCGCCTATCACGGTTCCGGTCATGGTCAAGGGTGTGTCCGCTCTAGTGGGTACCGGGCTGGCTGCGGGATCGTTGGCCGCCAGTACCGTCGCGGTTGTCAATAAGGACCCGGTCGCTGCCAAGGTGGCCACCGGTTTGAACATCGCGTCAGCGGTCGCATCGTTGCCTTACATCGCTGTAGGTGTGTTTAAAACTGTGTCAAGTCTCACTGCTGGAACCACCGTATCCGTGGCTTCCAGGGCATCAAGCGCAAGTCTGAGCTCGAGCGTTGCCAGGGTGGCGAGTGGGGGGCAAGAGATGATAAACCCACTAACATTTAGGATTCCCAGGCCACAACTTCTGCCAACACAGATTGCGAGCACGAGTGCGGCCCAGTCGGTTGCCTCAGTTGCTGTCCGGTCTCAAGCTACTCAAACTGCCCCCATCGCAGCGCAACCTAAACCGCCGGCGGCAAATATACCTTCAGGCAGCCAGATACGTCCTGCCATTACTCCTGCTGTACTTGCGGAGCAAAAACTTAAAGCCGCCGTTCCATTAACCAAACAAACTAAAAAGATGACTGATCTGGAGATAGCCGTAACCCAGCGCAAACCACTATTAGTTAATAGTCTTGGTGAACCGGCACAGGGTCGTAGCATAAATGTAGCGACAGCCTTGGCAAACAAAGCCTTGGCAAACAAAGATGGCACACCTTCTGGAGCAATTACAGACCCAAATAGGTACAGGCCAGATATTCGCAATAATTAATACTTAAGCGCTGGGTGGTAACGACCGCAGGTGTATTGCCGCCCAGCTTTCCATCTACAGCTTAAACCCGCAAAAAGCCGATAACAGCCACACCATTCAAACAGCAACACCCCTCCAAGAATATCTAATACGGCCACGTTACACCCACAACATCACGTAGCTCGCAAGCCAATAAAAGAAAACTTACAACTTAAATAAAAGTCAGACATTTCCTACAGGCCTTGTAGCGCTTTCAACACCTCTAACAACTATTTAAAACCAGCACACACCTCTAGAATCCCACCCCGTCATGACATTCAAACAATAAACACTGACAACCACGTCGCAGCATATACACATCTATCAATTAAGGATTACCATGAAAAAACATCTACTTGCACTTTCCCTCGCGCTGCCCGCTGCCCTGACCGGCACTTCTGCTTTCGCCAACACCGGCACCATCAACTTCGAAGGCAAGATCACCAGCAGTACTTGCCCGATTGAGGTGGTCAACCCGGGAGATGGTTCGGTGGGGAACCTGGTGAAGATGGGCAGCATTGAAGCGAGCCGTTTCACCGCTATCGGTCAGGAATACAGCGGCAAATCCTTTGTACTGCGGGTAAAAGGCGGAGCCGGTTGCAACTATACCCCGAGCGGCAATACCGCCTCGGTCAAGTTCAACGGAAGCTCCGATACCAGTGGCGATTATTTCGCTGTTACCCCGACGTTCGATGGTGCCAAGGGTGTGGTGATCAACATCAAGGACCGCCAGGGTACAGCGCTTAAGCCAGGCGCTGACTCCCCCGACTACGATCTGAACGATACCGGCTCAACCGACTTGCTCTTCAATGCGTACTACCGTTCGACCGCAGCCACGGTCACCGCGGGCGCCGCCTCGGCCGATGTGCAATTCATCGTCGCCATCAACTGATACCCAACCCGCTCGTCTTGCACACGATGCTGATCATCGTGTGCAAGTGACTTTTATCAATACGTCCGGGCAGGTTTCGCTTGCCCGGCCGTATAGAGGTAGAACTCCATGTTCGGCTTGACCTGGCACACCGCCCTTTCCCGACATACCGTTGGCGCATGCATGAGCCTGTTTTTGCTGATCGTCCACGCACCCGTGGCACAGGCTGCCTTGACGCTCAGCGCCACCCGCGTGGTATTCGACAGCAACAAGCGCAGCACATCAGTGATTGTCGCCAACCCCAGCAATCGGCCTTTTGCCGTACAGACCTGGGTCAATACGGTCGCTGACGATGACATCACCACTGTTCCGTTCATCCCTTCGCCAACCTTGTTCCGACTCAATCCAGGCAAGGAGCAACAGCTACAGATCAACGGCTTGCCCAATACATTGCCTGCCGATCGGGAATCGTTGTTTTTCCTGAACGTGCAGGAAATTCCGCAAGTCGAAACCAGCGACGGCAATGCCTTGAACATTGCAATGCGCACCCGGATCAAGCTGTTTTATCGCCCCAGCCAGATCAAGGACAACCCGATTGCGCGCCTGAAGGACTTGCAATGGTCACTCCAGGACATCGCCGGCCAGCCGCACCTGGTCGTGAACAACCCAACGCCCTTTCACGTCTCTTTTATCCGCCTGGAAGTGTTGGGCGACGGTGAGAATCAGAGCGTACCCAACGCCGTGATGGTCGAGCCGTTCAACCGCCAGGCCTATGCCGTCAAAGGCATCAAGCCCCGACAACGCTTGCAGATACTGTTCTCGGCCATCAACGACTATGGCGGTTACAGCGAACCTTTGACCGTACCCGTTCAACTGGCCCCCTGAGGCTTCGCCCTCTGCCTTGACTGCCAGGAAAAAACCATGTCCTCATTACTCGACCGCCAACGCGGAGGCGGGGCCAAACCTCTGCGCCTCACACATTTGCTCCTGATCGGCGGCGGCACCCTTGTGCTCGAAACCAAGCCTGCGCTGGCCGTACAACCCGCTCAGTTCCAGAGCGGATTCATGCGTCAAACCCAAGCCCATTCCAGCGATGCCGGCGCCTTCGCGCTGAATGCGCTGACCCTTGGTCACGACCTCGGCCCCGGCCGATACTGGGTGACCATTCAGGTCAACCTTCGTTACTTCGGCGAACGCGAACTGGCCTTCGAATTCGGCCCCGAGGGCGATCAACTGCTCCCTTGCCTGTCATCCGAATTATTGAATGAGCTGGGGGTTCGTCTCGACAGCCTGGCCGATCCCGCGCTGTTGCAAGCGTCGTGCGTCGATTTGGCGACGGCGATTCCCGGGGCCGAAATCGACTTCGACGCCAACAAACTGGCGCTCGCGATCTCCATTCCACAAATTGCCATGCGCCGCACTGTCATCGGTCATGTCGACCCTGAACGCTGGGACTACGGAATCAACGCCGCCTTCGTCAATTACCAGGTGTCGGCGCAGCAAGGCTCCAGCCGCTATGGCGGGAACAACAACAGCGACGATCTGTATCTGAACAGCGGAGTCAACCTGGGCCCCTGGCGCTTGCGCGGCAATCAGTCGATGCGCCAGGACGAACACGGTAAACGCGTTTGGAGCCGCGCCTATACCTATGCTCAGCGTGACTTGCCCGGTACCCATGCAAGCTTGACCCTCGGTGAAACATTCAGCAGCGGCGATGTATTCAGGAGTGTGCCGTTCAAAGGCGCGCTGATCAGCTCTGACCTCGGCATGCTGCCCGATGCCATGCAGGCTTATGCGCCGATCATTCGTGGCGTGGCGCAAAGCCGGGCCAAGCTCGAAGTGCTGCAGAATGGCTACCCTATCTATTCCACGTATGTCAGCGCAGGCCCGTATGAAATCGATGATCTGAGCACAGTAGGCGGAAACGGCGAACTGGAAATCGTGCTGACCGAAGCCGACGGCCAGGTACGACGGTTTACCCAGACCTACGCCACCATCGGCAACCTGCTGCGCGAAGATGTCTGGCGCTATAGCGCCGCATTGGGTCGATACAACGCCACCAATGATCTGGATGACCCACTGTTCTGGCAGGGCACGCTGGCCATGGGCACCGTGTGGAACTCGACGCTCTACGGCGGCTTGATGGCAAGCGAATACTACCGCGCAGGAACCCTTGGCATCGCAAGGGACCTGGGTACATTCGGCGCCCTGGCGCTGGATGTGACTCGTTCGGATGCCGATATCGAAACAGCCGACACGCAGAGCGTTCACGGTGTGAGTTACGCGTTGAAGTACGGCAAATCCTTCGCGACCAGGACCAATTTGCGTTTCGCCGGTTACCGGTACTCGACCGAAGGCTATCGAGACTTCGACGAGGCCGTGCGCCAACGTAGCAGCAGCTCGACATTCCTGGGCAGCCGGCGCAGTCGCCTGGAGGCCTCCCTCTATCAGTCCGTGGGCAATCGCAGTGCCGTAGGCTTGACTCTGGCCAAACAGGATTACTGGCGTAGTCATTACGAACAGCGGCAGTTCCAGTTCAATTTCAACACCCAATTGCACAGTGTCAGCTACAACCTTTACGCCTCTCAATCGTTGAGCAACACGCACGGCACTGATCGTCAGTTTGGCCTGAGCGTTTCCCTGCCTGTTGATTTCGGTCGATCAAGTTCGGCGACTTTCGATGTGCACAATGACGGTGAACGTTACAGTCAGCGTGCCAGTCTCGGGGGCAATGCCGACGAGAACCGGCTCAACTACCGCGTCAGTCTGAGCAACGATGACAATCGACAACAAGCAGCCGCCCTTACGCTCGGTTATCAAGCGCCCTTCGGCTCTCTCGGCGCCGGGCTGACCCAGGGCAGCGATTACCGCAGTACGTCAATCAACGCCAGCGGTGCGATGCTGCTGCACGCCAATGGCTTGAGCCTGGGACCGTATATGGGGGAAACCAGTGCATTGCTCCATGTCCCCGACATTGCCGGGGTCGAAGTCGTGAACGCAACCGGCGTGAAGACGGACCAGCACGGCTACGCCCTGGTGCCTTATCTGCGCCCCTATCGGCTGAACCAGATCGAGCTGCAAACCGATCAAGTCGGTCCCGAGGTGGAAATCGACAATGGCATTACCCAGGTCGTTCCCAGGCGCGGCGCCGTGGTCAAGGCCACCTTCGCTGCCCGCAAGGTCAGTCGCCTGGTCATTACTGCCCGAACCGCCACGGGGCAGCCCCTGCCTTTCGGTGCTCAGGTCAGCGATGCCGAGGGAACCGTTCTTGGAACTGTCGGCCAGGCCGGACAGATGTTGCTATCGACTCACACCCAACCGCAGATGCTCGACGTTCACTGGGGGGATGGGCCGGACCCACAGTGCCAGTTGATGATCGATCCGGACAGCATGGAGCAAACCCAGGGCTATCGACTACAGGAACTGACATGTGTCTGATCCCAATGACCACGCTACGACGTCAACGGCCCTCCATCAGGATTCAAACATGAAGACTTCAATACCTCGGCTACACAGGCTACTTCGGGGGGTGACCGTGGCCGCTGCCTGCCTGCCTTGCCTGGCATGGTCCGCCAATTGCCAATGGGTGCCCGCAGGCGGGCCCGGGATGAAGAACTACCAGCGTGACATGGGCACATTGTATGTCCCGCGAGACGCACGTCCCGGAACGGTGATCGGCGCAATCGACCTGATACAGTCCACGCCCAGCAACCCGGGTTTCGCCGCAGAATGCGTGAATGATGGCAGCCACTATTTGTTGTTCAATGCCCGTGCGACCGTCCCGATATTTCCAGGCCAATTGGACCCGATCAATGGCGAGGACGTCACTGGAAAAATTCTGCAGACCAACATTCCAGGCGTAGGCGTACGCATCAAGCTTGGCACGCCCCTCGATGGCCGGGGAGACAATTCGTTCGTGCCCATCGGCGGCCCCCCTACGGTGCCCTATGATGGCCTCAGCGATAAAAAAGTGCTCACACAAATCCGGCTCAATAGCCTGATAAACCAAGTGACACTGGTGAAAACCGGTCCGCTGCAAGCGGGGGGGCATATCCTCGATGGCCGCGAATTGTTCAGCGGCCATTTTCCCGACCTGGGCAAAGTGTTCGGCTTCGGACTGACCGGCACCATCATTACGGCCCAATGCAGTGTGAGTGCCAACCCGGTCAGCGCCGATCCGGTTCCACTCGGTGAATGGAACAAGAACGACTTCACCGGCCCGGGCTACGCCACTGTCGCGATACCATTCAGCATTACGTTGAACGCCTGTGAAACCGATACCAGGCCTGGCTTTACCGCGACAGCCAATATAAAACTCGACGGAGTGAGGGGGTCCACCCCCATCGGTCCGGTATCCAATGGCATTTTCAGCCTCACGTCCGATTCCACGGCCAAAGGAATCGGTATTCAGATACTCAAGGCCGACGGTATCACCCCCGTTGAACTACAGTCCGAAGTGCCCCTTATCGCCATATCGCACGGCAACACCGTCCTGAATTTCAATGCGCGTTTCTACCAGACGGAGCCCGCCAGTGCAGTGCAGCCAGGCTTGGCCAAAGGTGCATTGAACTTCACCATGACTTACAAATAACGCTGCTTTTTTGACTCTCATTAAAAAAGCGGGTTTGCCATGACTGGTAAACCCGCTTTCAAGTACCCCTTCCCTTTTCAAGCAACCAACGTCGGTGTCAACCTCGGAAAGGCCTGATAGCTCTGCTTGCCGTCGAAACTCACGCCACATCGAATCTCAAGACCCAGGTTGATCTTGAAGCGCTGCAAGTCTGACTTTGATATTCGCCCAACGGCGATTTTCTGAGCCACTTCCGGGACTGGGGAGTCTGTCAACACAGGAATCTCAAGCCTCTGATTACTTGTATCGACACCCACTACGGAGACCGTGATGAACTGATCGGTGGCCATCCAGGTCCAGCGCTCAAGTGTGAAGTTGGCGTAGTCGCCAGCCGGTATGGAGGCCAGGCTCAGTCTGCCGCCGGCAACCCGGTCACACTGAATCGTCGGCGGACCGCCAAACATCTCGACACGTAACGTATAAAGTTGTGAGGTATGCGGGTCGACTACACCAGGTTCGATCACTTCGTAGCGCACCGGCAGGGTTTTTCCTATGTGGTGGGCCACTTTGTCTACAGGAATCCTGTACTCCCTGGGATCTGGCGTAATGGGTGTACCGGTTCGATAGGCTCCAGCACTGCCCGGCTCGGCCCATTGCACGAACACAGACTCCCCGTCATGGATACTGGCGTCGGCAGGGATCACCACTGTCGCGCCACTGATGGCATTGCTCGGGTTCAATGTGCCGCTGGATGTACTTCCGGTCGCCCCGACGACCTTGATGGGGGGCAACGTTCGCGGAATCGGCGTGGCAGCAACATCCAGCTCAACGGGGTCAGAAGCCCGGCTGAGACTACCCGCACGGTCGGACACCTCGTACCAGGCATAGCGCAGGCCGTCCTTGCGATCCCGTATCAATTGGCCCGAGATGGTGACTACCACGGGCTGTGAGTAGTTTTTGTCGTCAAGTTCAATGACGCCCCCCTGATTCAGGTTGCCCCGGGTATCACCCCAATACCAGGTGATACGGTCCCACGGACGTGCGCTTGTATAAACAGGCAGGCCCACCTTTACCTCATCGTTGTTTTGCTCAAGGTAGCGGGCGGTGAGTGTGTTGGGGGGCAGGACTTGGGTGGGGAAATTCAGGCGACTGGGCGTGGCGAGTACGGGCGGGGTTTTATCGATGGTGATGTTGACCGATGCCGAGTCCTGTAGCGGTGAGTCGTTCCAGGGCAAAAGCCGGTAACGCAAGGTATGAATCCCTTCATCCAGTTTGGTAGCCGGCACTTCCAGCCAGAGATCAGGCGGGAGAGTAGGAGGGTTACTTCCCTCATATGACTTTTGAGCCACGGGGTTGGCATCGTCGTCGTCCCAGATAAGGTGGACGATGTCACTGTGCCCCGGTATTGGCGATGGATCCTTCCACCATTCAAACTCGACACGCAGCGGACTTAGCCACGCATCCTTGGGCAACAGGTTTTCTTCACCGCCGGGGACCGCAGGGAGAACACCGATAACATCGGGTGGAGGAAGGTTGATTTCAGGCTCATTGGAAGGTGCGCAATGCTTGGGCATGATGATTCCCTCATTCAGTTGCACGCCGAAACGGTTACCTTGAGCGGCGTTTTCGGCTGGTCTTTTTAAAAATTCAACGCCCTGTTCTAACCCGCTACACACGCCTCAACCAGACAGGTGTCAGAGGCAAAAAAACCGGGGAAAGGTTTTCACTACTCCCCCCGGCGTCATCTGTTGTTGTGATCACCACCTATAGCGAGCACTGACATTGAAACCCCACGGCTGCTCGATCTTGTCGCCATTGCTGTAATCGACATCAGCGTTCAGCGAAACCTTGTCAGTGAGCGTCATCGCGATCCCGGCACCCAACTCACCACGGGAACCCGAAAGGTCGTTGTTGAATACGTTTTTATTAACTTCGACTTCGTTGTTCTTGGCGAACTCATGCACGTAAGCGGCGCGCACGTAAGGCTGTACGATCTTGCCTTCACCCAGTTTGAAGTTGCGTCCGGCGGTAGCACCCACCTTGCCGAGTAAAGAGCGCGTACGGTCACCGTCTGCGGTCAGGCCATTGTCCAGGTCATAACTCTGGCCCTGGATCACCACGCCCGACAATTGCGTGTACGGCTCGACAAAGTAGTCATCCGCCAGTTTGATATGCCGCCCGAACTCCAGGGACGCGCCGACACCGTTGGTGTCGTAGCTGCCCTTGGTTTTGCTACCGTCACTCTGACGCACATCGGATTCGTTCTGGAACCGGTTGAATTTCAGCACGCCGTCTAAGTAGTAACCGGTGGATTCGCTCAACCAGGTGGTGTAAGCGCCGACGTAGTAGCTGTCGACCGTACCGCTGGAACCACGGCCGAGGTCGAGATCGGATTTGCTGTAGCCGCCCAGCAATCCCACCAGCCATTGCCCGTCGCCCGCCAGCAACGGCGCGTCGGCACCGAAGGAAATACCGTGCTGGGTTTGCTGGTAAGCCACACCGGAACCGCTGTCGACATCAAACTTGTTGCCGTAGGCGCGCATCCAGCCTCCGGCCTTGCCACCGTCCATTCGCACTTCGCCCATGCGGCTGCGTAATGTGGAGAGCTCGCCATACCAGACGGTGGGTGCTGTGTTGAACAGCGCCAAAACCGACGCAGTACCCGGGCTGATCGCCCGAGTCAGGGTGTTCAAGTACCAGTCGTTAGTGCCTTGCTTGACCAGGTCATAGGAAAACGCACCCAGGTCCACCGGCCCGCCCAGAAGGGAGAAACTGGCATCACCGCCACCAATATGAACGACCGGTATGGCACCGGCGGCCACGGGTTCAAAGCCACCGGCATCGATGCTGACGCTGTGGTTACCGGTGGCGGTGCCAGTGACGGTCAGGGTATCGACCTGGCCAAAATTGGTGTGCATGTAGAATGTACCGCCCTCACCCGACAGACTGCCCACCGACAATTTGAAGAATTCGCCAGGGTTACCGAACTGCACGCCACCACCATTGAGCGCCAGGTTTTCAACGCTGCCGTCCCCGACCATCACCCAGCGCGCATTGCTGTTGACGGTCAATTGGTTGACGTTCTCGAGCCGGCCGGTCAGGGTCGATTGGTTTTGCAGGGTGATGTTGGCCGTTGCACCGGAACCCGCGACGACATCGCCCACCAGGTGGCTATTGTCCACGGTCATGTTGGCGGTGGATGTGCCTTCGACTTCCAGGATGCGCCCGTTGCCACCCACCAGGGTGGAACCGTTGCTCACCTCGATCGTGGCCAGGATCGGAGCCAGGCCAAAATCCTCGACGATAATCGCCGCGCCGGTTTGCCCTTCCACGCGGGTGCCATCAAGCGTCAGGCGTCCGGGGTTTCCAACATTCCCACTCGGTACAAAGCGAACGCCGACATCGCCGCCACGGATGGTACTGGCGTGTGCCGAGACGGCCCCATTGGCCAACTGAAGACCCGTCCCGTTAGCGTTGCTTGCGGTGACGACTGTTCGCGTCAAGGTCACGTCACTCAGGTCGCCGGCCTGGACACCGGTGGAGCCCCCCGTAATGACACTGTCGGTGACGATTGCCGAAGACCCCAACGGGTTGGCGACTGCATAACCAAGATTGAGGCCGAGCCTGCTACCGGTAATGGTGCTGCCGGTAATGGTGGCACGGCTGTCGACCAGGTCGACCCCGATTTTGCTGCCAGCAGAAGTCACCGCAGAACCGTTGAGGGTCACCGAGGAGTTGGTCGTTGCCCTGATTTCGTTGGTCGTTGCGCCATTGGCCGTCAGATTTGCCTGATTTCTCAGCTGGTACTGATCCACGGCAACGCTGCCGTCGATCGTCACCGGCGGGCCGCCATCAATAATCCTTGCCAGCGAGTGCGTGCTGGCCAACAACAGGGGCACAATCGTCATCCACTTCAGTGATGCTGATAGAGGATGTAAAGCGAAGACTCGTTCAGTATTCATCAAGCACCGCAGAAAGTTGTTGAGTTGAAGTTTGTCAGGGCTTATGTCTGTGCCCTGATTTCAGGGCGGCAACGTTATTCAGAACGCCCGGATACGTCTGTAGGACTTATCCTAAACGTCAACCACTCAAGAACAGGCAGCAGGAACATGTTCGCTCCTGTTGCCTGCTATCGAGTGAACTCAAGGTCTGGGGATTACGCAGTGGTCATTGCCCGTGCCGCCGTTGTCTTCGAATACAGCGACTATAAGATTGATCGTGTCAGACGGCACCGCATTACCACGGACAGTGATGGAATATTTCAGCTTGCCGAAACCACCAGAGATAGATGGCCTATAATTGGGCTTCAAACATTTAAGATAGGGAACAAACCAGTCGATTCCGCTCTGCTCTTGCTCAAGGGAAACCGTCAGGTCTTCGGTATGCTCGGTGCCAGGAATTAACGTAGTGTCATCGAATTCGTAGGTTTCCCATTCCGGTTTGACTGCGGCACCTTCTTTCAGGTGATTTGATGTTGGTATGTGTATGAAGATCCCCCACTCTCCGCTTCCCGCAGTTTTCTCCCTCAGGTTGTTGCAATTAATATACGGATGGGGAAACTCCGGCTCAGGCAGATCGACAACTTCTACGAGAACATCAATGGTTATGCGCCTCGACTCCAGCGGGTTGCCAAAGTCATCGTTCGTCAGGGTGTAATACAGCGGCAGATCATCCATGACCGGATTCAACTTGATAACGTCCCACGGTATCTTGAAGTCGATGACCTGCTTGGGGGTCTCAGTGCCATCAACCTCATAAGGATTATCGAGCGAATCGACGATAACGTTGTTGTAGTAAACCGTCAGCGTATCGCCGACCTCAGGGTTATCAAACAGTTCGATAGACGCTGTTGCATCCTCACCGATATCGCCCTCTACCAATTCGGTACTGCTGCCACTGAAACTCAAGAACTCAATCAGACTCAGAGTCGGATCAATCGGTTCGGGGTCCGGATTGCCCGGCTTGGGGATGGAAAAGTCCGTATCGACCTTAATGCCGTTTGGCGGCGCGAAGGGG